TCCTGCACGAACGTGCCGTCGCCGAGCGTGTTCACGCCCGTCCCGACCGACAGGTAGAGCGGCCGGAGCTGGCTGTCGAGGCCAGACAGGATGTTGTACCAGATCGACGGGTGCGTGACACCCATGTCGACCCCGACGAACGCGTTCTTCGCGATCTGCGAAGCGGACTGTGCCGTCGGCGCGAAGAACTCGCCGCCGGTCGGCGTGGCGTCGGTGTAGGTGACGGTGTTCGTCGACGCGACGTTCACGAGTCCCTTCGCGTTCGTGACCGCGCCCGTCAGGGCGAGGAGATCGACCTGCGTGTTGTACGCCGCGGTCAGGTCTTGCATCACGACCTGATCGCTGATGGGGCCGAGCTCGACGAACTGGTAGGACGCGATGGTGCGGCCGGCCACCGTCTGCACCTGCGCCGTGACGCTGGTGGTGACGAGGTCGGTGTTCGACACGCTGCCTGCGTCCGTCTGAGCCGCCGCCGACGAGCCGGTGGTGATCTTCGGGAAGTTCAGGCTGTTCGTGTCGGGCGGCAGGTCGCTCGTCCCCAACGCGTTCAGGAACGGACGGCCAACTCGCAGCAGCGGCGCGTACTGGTCGACGTACCAGACGGGAGGCACGAACTCGCCGCCGCTGGTCGCCGTCTGGTTCACGCCGGCCGCGTTCAGCTGGGTGGGCGACAGGTTCGCTTTCGCCCAGTCGCCGTACTCGGCGTTGTTGCGGACGAGGCGGTCATACGCCTTCGGGTCTCCGCTGCCGGCGCGGGTGAGGTCGTTGAAGAAGCCGACCTTGACGTCGGGGCGGTAGGTGAGCGCCTCCTTGCCGACGACGATGGTGCCGGGACTCGTCTGGCTGGATGGCGACTCCTTGGGGAGTTCGCGCGGCATCGCGGCGCGCTGCTTGCCGATGCCTTCGAGCGTCTCGATCTCGTGCGTCGCGAGTTCATATGCCTGTTCGGCGATGCGCGACTGTTCCTTCGCCGCGTCTAGAGCTGCTTTGCGCTCGTCGGCGGTGCCGTCGGTCGTGCCGATGAGCGCCTCGAGGGCGTCGCCGGCGGTGTCCATCGCGGCTTTCGCTGCGTGCTGCCGTTCGATGGCAGCCTTCATCTTCGGGTCCATCACACTCTCCTGAGTTTCGTGGCTGCGATGCGTGCTCGTGCGCGCATCGCTGCGACTTCGGCTTCGAGGTCGAAGCTTGGGTCGCGTGGCTCTTTCACCGCGACGAGGTCTGCGATGCGCTCACCGAGCACATGGAGCCGGTCGCGTTTCGCCGCCGTGAGTGGGCGGCCTTTGGCGACCAAATCGGATGCCATGCACAGCACGGCTTCGAGGTGGTCTGCGAAAGAGGCATCGCCACGGGCGCCAGCCTCCAGATCGGTCAGTAGTGGTGTCGAATCGGAAACGAGCGTGAGATCATCGGGGAGGCCGACGGCGCGACGAATCTGATCCATCGACGCTGCGAGTGTGCCGTTCTTCTGTGCGGCCAAACCAGCGGCGCGGCTGATCGTCTGCGGCAACGTCGCGACGCGATCAGCGAGGCCAACCTTCACCGCGGACTTCGCGTCCAGCACGCGGCCTTCGCCATACCCGCTGCGGACACTGTCAACAGCGACGCGCCTGCCCTTCGCGACGTCCGCCGTGAACATGCCGTAGGCCGAGTCGACGAGGTCTTGGATGTGGCCGCGAGCATCGTCGGACAGCGCCTCATAGGGGTTGCCTTCCGTCTTGTATTTCCCGGCGGAGATCAGCGTCGTCTTGACGCCGACCTGTTCACTCGCCGCGCTGAGATCGTCGTGGGCGGCGAACACGCCGATCGAACCCGTCAGGCTGCTCGGCGACACGGCGACCTCGTCGGCCTGTGACGCGATCCAGTAGGCAGCGGACGCCATCATCGTGTTCGACACGGCGAGGACGGGCTTCTTGCCGCGCTGCGACCGTATGTCGGCGGCGAACTCGGGCATCTGGTCGGTCAGCCCGCCGGGCGAGTCGACGTCGAAGACGACGGCGCCGATGTCCGGGTCGGCCATCGCCTGCATGAACGCGCCGCGCAGATCCGCGACCGACGTGCCGCCACTGATCTCGGTCATGATGTTCGCCTTCGGGACGATCGACCCGTAGATGGGGATGACAGCGACGTCGTTCGCGCCGCCAGTCGTCGACCTCGACGCGCTGCGCCTAGCTGGGCCGGCGCCGATCCGTTCCTGGATCTCCTCGTCGGTGAACCGCTCGCCATTGGCGCGCATGACCACCAACTCACGGATCGCTGCGAGCGTGCCCGGCAGGATCGCCCAAGGCTGTTCCATCACCAGCCGCGTGATATGCGGATATGACCTGTCACCCATCCAAACCCCTCCTAATCGTCCATATCCGCGTGATTGCCATTCCCATTCGTAGCCGCGACGAGTTCCGGCTCCTCGAACAACGTCATCGCCGCGCCCGGCGGCGGGACACGGTTCGGCGCTCCGCCGACGGGCGTCTCCTGCGCGACCTGTCCCTTGCCGCCGGGCAGCTTCGGCAGGCCGAGCACGATCGCGCGTTCCTCGTCCGGCAGCAGCGAACCCGTCTGCGTCATCGCGTGAGCCGCCGCCGCCAACGTCGCGAGATCCGCCCTCGAGAAGTCGGTCGTGTCGAACATCGGGTACAACGCGGGGTCGGGAAACAACTCCTCGTCGGCATGGAGCGCGTCCTGGATCCGTTTCAGCCGCGCGTTCATCGTGAACGTCAAGAACTGGCCGCGGATGAACTCGAGGTTCGGCTCGCGATGCGGCTGCAACTCGGCGTACAAGAGGCTGGCCGGGTAGATACGGAACGCCGTCGCGACCTGTTGGGCGATGACCGTCGCGAGCTCGGAGGCCTGCGCCGCCTGCAGCGTGTTCGTCATCTGTTTCAGCGTCGCGTTGCCGAACAGCATCCCGATCCTGCCCTTCCGCGTCGGGCCGCCGAAACTGCGCGCCCAGCCCTGCAGCATCTCGTCGCGCTGTTCCTTGTTGCTCGGCCCGCCCTCGATCACCTGGTCGACGCTGCCGTCGTTCTCGAAGTAACGGCCGCGGTACTCCTCATACGCGCCGGCCCAACGAAAAGTGCGGCCGTGCATCGCCATCGCCGACGCTCCGTCCGCCGCCGGTTTCGGCGCCCACGCACGGATCGGGATCACGTCACTCGTCACGTCGACGCTCGACCCGTTCTTCCAACCCGTGATCGTGTAGTCGTAAGGCGTGCCCTTGATCTGGAACCAGTCCGGATCGAGCGGCAACAGCTGGACGACGGTGCCGGTACGGTCGCGGATCTTGCCGATGAACGCCGCCGTGTCCGTCTCCACCGCCGCCGCCGTGTCCGTCCAAAAGTTGAAGACCGGGACACCAGGCGCCGGGCGGAGGAACAGTCGCGCCTGCGACGAGTCATAGACCGGTTCGCGGTCACCCGCAGGGCCGGTATATGTCCGCATCGTCATCGACCCGACCGCTTCGGACACGAGCTTCACCGCCGCGGCGACGGACGCGATCTCGAGGGCACCCAACCCGAAGGCTGTCTCGCCCGCCCAATGCGTGATCCCGAGCGCCGACATGATGCTCGCATCCCACGAACCCGGCGTCACCACATCCACCGCCGCCTGCCGCGTAGACACCGAAGCGTTCCCCGTCGTCGTCCGCACAATCATGCGTACCACTTCGGAACGTCTTCGTAGGCGGCGGTGATCCGATCAGCCGATTCGCGCAGCAGCCGATCGCGCGTCGCCCATTTGAAAGCCTCGAACAATAGGTCGTCCGCGCGGCCGTGGTCGGCCTCGATATCAGGTCGACCGGGCGCGGCTAGGTGCTCCATCTCCCCGGCGATCTGGCCGAGCCGTTCGATCGGCGTCGGCATCAGGCCGACTCTCCGACGAACTCTGGCAGTTCTGGCAACGCGACAGCGACAAGATGCTCACGCAGCAACAGACGAGCGCGTGGCACCTCGACCGGGCCCTGCAACCTCGTCCGCCGCTCGCCGCCATCCTGCAACAACACGGCTCGCTCCAACACGATCCAATGCCGCGACTCGCTGGTCTGGAACCCCTCGACCGTCACGTCGCCGCTATCAGCACCCTCGTGGAGGATGTGGACACGGACGTGGCGGGGTTCACGCTGGAACCAGCGCACTAGCCGGCGAGCACCCTCTCGAAATCCTCGTCGGACAGGCTCGCGTAGCCGGCGCCGCTGTCGGCCTGCATCGCCTTGTCATACGCCACTACGGCGGCGACGGCCAGGTCGATCTTCCGCGGCGACGCGCCATGCTCCTTCGTGATATACGCGCCGTTCGGCGTCTCCTTGATCACCGCATGGCTCAGATGCGCCGCCAACCGCTCATTCCCGTCATGGGTGAGCTGCCGATTCACGACGGCGGTGAAGAATCGGCTGCACGCCGTGACCATCGTCGCGCGGCGATTCGTGTCGAACGGGACGACCGGCGGAATGCCCCACCTGTCCTGCCACTCCTCGATCTCGCGATGCCAACCAGGCGGGTCACACGCCAACTCGACGACACGCCACCGCTGCATCGCCGCGGCGACCACAGATTCCACCTCGCCGCGCGGCACGACCCACTCGCCGCGCGTGTCCGGCTTCTCCCATACACCGACCACGAAAACGTGGCCGTCGAGCGTGCAACCGACGAGCGCCGTCGAATCATTGTTGTACGACCCGTCGAAGCCGAGCACGACCTCCGTGTCATCCTTCGGCACGTCAGGGAACGGTGCTTCGCATTCTCTCCATGCACCGGCGGGCAGCCAATGCGTCTGCCCCGCCGCCCAAACACACCCATGCAGCTGCAAAACCTCGGCGTCCGACAACTCGGGGTCTTCGGCCTGCTCACGCAGATAATCAAGCGTGATCCACGACGCCGGATTCGCGAGCTTCATCGCCTTCACGTCATGCGGATCACTCGTCGGCGCCTCATGGTTGAACACGAGCAGCCTCGCCGGCCACAACCGCGCGACCGTCAACCCCGGCTGCGCGTCGATCTCGCCCTTCGCCTGCGCCTGATCCAAAATCCGGCCGAGAATCGAATCCTCACGGTCCCGCGCCTCACCAGCCGTCGTGATCGTGAACACCTGCGGCGCCTTCCGAGCACCACCACCACTAGTAAGAGCCGCATAGGCGCGCTTCAACGTCGGATCCGTCCACTGCGCGAGCTCGTCGCACACCACCAGGCTCGGGTTGTAACCATGCAGCCGCTTCGGATCCGACGACAACCGGTAAATCTTGCCGCCGCCATCCTCACGCACGATCTCGCCAACATGGTCACGCACCCGACACAACGCCGCCAACTCAGGCGAACGACGGATATACGCCGCCACACCATCGAACAAGCGACCCGCCTGCTTATCCGAAGCCGCCGCGAGCAGGATCTCCGGCGAACCATCCGACGTGAGCAACCGATATAACGCGAACGCGGCCAGCATCGCCGTCTTCCCGTTCTTCCGCGGCGCAACGATGACCACCGACCGCCAAACAGGGCCAGTCTCCGTAAACGCCATCGCCTCGCCGAACAACCGCCGCTGCCACGCCTCCAACACAAGCGGCTCGCCCGCCCAGTCATCGATCGACTGCTCGAGGAACTCGACGCAGAACTCGGCGAAATGCGCGACGTCGCTGCCAACGGCATAGCGCCGCCAAGCGTCGGGCCGCCGGCCGCGACGCTTCGAAGGAACGGCCACCGTCAAGCCGATTTCACCTCACGCAACTTGCCGGAACTCGGAGCTGCCCGCAACTTCGACTTGATAACCGCCTCCGGCTCCCGGCCACGCCGCTTCTGCCGCCGAATGCTGTCCCCAAGCCGCAAAACCTCGATCTCCGTCTCACGCAGCAACTTCACAACAGGATGCTCAATCGTCTGCCCCATCGAACCCTCAGTCGTCAGCGGACAATCAGCCCGCAGCCACGCCTCATGGATCAACCCAAGACGATCGCGCGCCTGCTCATACACCGCGACCATCTCCGAAAAAACGTCGTCGGTCGAAAACTCGGACGCCATCAAAGTGTCCAAGTTGTGG